GGATTAGAACGTGTTTTCTTTGCTGGAAACACTCCATATCTAGTTCTTTGTCGTATGTATCTATGTCCATTTATTGACATATTTATGAAACGTCGTGATGTTTTACCTCCTCAAATAGGAATGAATGCTTGTGGTACTGAATACCACGAAAGGTTAATGAATATGTATACTAATATATCAAAATTTGTTAATATTGAGAAGTTTCTTTGTGACATAGGGTGGATTGACACTGATTATCAAAAATATGATAAGGTTTTCCTTGTCTTACTTTTTGCCATACATTTGTTATGGACATTAGTCAATGTCTCTCCATTTTATGTAGATCCAAAAAATTATAAAGAACTGAATCGTATTAAGTTAATACTACATTCATTACAGCAATACGTTGTCATTATAGGCAACGATGTTTTCCTCATGGATAATAAAGTTCCCAGTGGTGTTTTCGCTACTGCTCTCATTAATTGTTTTGGCGAGATAATTATAGAAGTTTTATGCTTTTATTTTTGTCTCTATAGAGCAACTCATGGGTGCGATCCCAAACTAGGTAACTTTGTTCACGTGTTAAGTCAAAAAATAAATTTCTTTTCTGTTGTCTCTTTAATTAATTATGGAGATGATAACTTGAAATATGTTTCACCTGAATATAGATATATTTATACACATGAGAATATAATAGCTTTTTCTAAATTCATATGTATGGGCATTACTCCTGCTCGTAAAGATGAATTAACTATAGAATTAAAACCAGTTACCAAGATATTGTTTCTTAAACGAACTCCATTTTATAATAGAGATCATGAGATACTACTTGGTCAATTGGAATTGTCTTCCATAGGAAAGATGTTAGCTTATACAGCTTCAAATGAAGAAGATTGGAAAGAGATGGTTCTTAATCAAGCCACTAGGGAACTTAGTTTTCATAGTGATGAGATTTTTAACAAATTCCAAGAAATATTTGAAATTCGTACTAACAAAGGAAAAGTTTTATTTAGTATTCTTAATGGTGATAAATGGAATTTTAAAATAGATGAGGAGAATAAGTTTTTTCAATATACTGAAGATAATGAATGTAAGTTCATACCTTTAGAAGTATTTGAGAATACTGCAGCCGTGCCAGGGCTTACAAAACTAGCAGATTAATTTAATTATGTCAGCTAGTCTGGCGTTTTTATATTAGATCAGCTGTGCTGGTTTTTTC